GTAGCAACTTAGCAAGTACAGACGAATTTGCCATAGCAGAAAGTGATGGTGCAGGTGGTTTTGTATCTAAGAAAATTAACGGTGCGCAACTAAAAGATAGTACGTTAAATGCACAAACAGTTACTACTTACAACTTAGTTTTAACGGATGCTCATAAAACGGTAACACTAACAAACGGTAGTGCAATAGATGCAAGAATACCTTTAAATAGTGGTACTGCATTTCCTATAGGAACACGAATAGAACTATTACAAGGTGGAGCAGGACAAGTAACAGTAGCACCAACAGGAGGCGTTACACTTAATTCAAGTGGAGGTAAAACAAAACTTGCAGCACAATACGCACAAGCAACAATATTAAAAGTGGCTACAGATACTTGGTATTTGTTTGGCGACATAACAACTTAAGAAATGGCAGTTACAAACGATTGGGGACAAGGTTCTAAAGAAAATACTATTGATTGGGGACAAGGCGCAATAGATAATACGATTGATTGGGGTAAATCTCAAACTTTAAGTCCATCAGGAGAAACCAATATTACAGGCGCAAGTGATTACACAAATACTAAATCTATATTGCTTGATGGTGTTGACGATTATGTAAGTTGTGGCGATGCAGATAACTTATCTTTTGGAGATGGTTCAAGCGATTCGCCTTTTTCTATTTCTGCTTGGATTAAACCCGATGTAACTTCAAGGTTCAGACTTATTTTTAAATATGGCTCAACATTAAAAGAATATTTTATGCAGATTGCAGGCGGTGGTAAACTACAAGTAAACTTAAAAGATACAAATAATAATGCCTCAATCGGCAGAAACGGAAACACAACAATACCTACGGCTTCTTGGTCACACGTTGTAATGACATACAACGGAAGTGGTGCGGCTACACGAATTAATGTATATTTTAACGGTTCTTTGGATAACTCAACCACAACAGGAAGTGGCTCATATACTGCAATGAGCAATACAAGTGAACCTTTAGAAATAGGAAGATTTACTTCGGGCAGTTATGCAGATGGACATATTGACGAAGTTGCAATATTCAACACGGAACTTTCTGCAAGTGATATTACAACAATTTACAATAGTGGTGCGCCTAATGACTTAACAGGAACAAGTGGCTTAGTTTCTTGGTGGAGAATGGGAGACGGAGATACCGCACCAGCCATTACCGACAAAGGTGGCGGAGGCAACAACGGAACTATGAATAACTTTAGTACATTCAGTACAAACGTACCAACATAAAGACAATGAATAGAATAGCAGAAACATACGCAACAATTAATATAGCAGACTTGTCTTTAATTGACTTTTCGCAAATTGAAGAAACTGACGAAAACACGATACGCAAAAGTTTAGACGGTACGCAGTTTGTAATCAAATGGAATACAGAACCAAGCTTCATAACTGATGGAACTATTGTACCTTTACAAGTTATGAATCACGCACAAGCAGTTACGCTTATGCAAACTTCTGAATGGAACGCTAAAATAGAAGATGGCTTTGTAAACGAACCTGCAGAAATAGAATAACAATGCATACTAAAGTTTTAGCTATACTATATTTTGTTACAGGTTATATAACTGCCTTTAGTTTGTTTTGGACTGATGCTTTTCACTTAAGATGCATTGCGTGTTTTCTTATAATTTATCTAACTTACCAACTAACAGAACAACTTGAGCAATGAAAAATGAGTTACTTTTGCTAACAACTAAACTAAACAACTATTCTATGCAATTAATCGCAATTGTTAGCAGCTTCTTTATGCCTATATCGGGCATCTTGATTTTAATTGGTCTATCCGTAATACTTGACACTATAACCGGTGTTTGGAAAGCACGAAAACTTAAAACGCCTGTCACTTCAAGAAAACTTAGTGCGATCATATCTAAAATACTTTTGTACGAAGTTACTGTAATGCTATTCTACTTGATAGACTACTTTATTTTGAACGACATAGTGTTAACATTTTTTAGTGTTGAACTTATGACGACTAAAATTTTAGCTTTAGTTTTAGTATCTATCGAAGTAATATCTATCAATGAGAATTTTAAAGCGGTTAAAGGCATTGATTTATGGGCATCACTTAAGAACCTATTTGCAAGAGCCAAAGAAGTCACACAAGACTTCAAAGACATTAATGCGAAAGATAAATAAAATCATATTACATTGCTCAGCTACTCCCGAAGGTCGTGAAGTAAGCGTAAGCACTATAAGAAAATGGCACTTACAACGCAGGTTTTCTGACATCGGTTACCATTATGTAATTGGCTTAGACGGCACTATACACAAAGGCAGACCAATAGAAAAAGTTGGCGCACATTGTAGCTATGAGAATATCGGTAGCATTGGTATTTGTTACGTTGGTGGTATGTCTAAGGATATGAAAAAAGCGAAAGATACACGAACACAAGCGCAGAAAGACAGTCTTATAAAACTTATGCACGAATTAATCTATAAGTACAATAAAGATATGACGATTCACGGACACAACGAATATGCAAACAAAGCTTGTCCAAGTTTTAACGTACAAGAAGAATATGCGAATTTATAGTCTTATTTGCGTTCTAACGATGTTTTCTTGTTCTGCTAACTATCACTATAGGAAAGCAATTAAACGTGGCTTAAAACCGCTTATTTCAAGTGACACGATTAGAATAGCTACAATTGATAGCATACCTGTAGTAAGACACGACACTATAGTATACGAAAAATACTTTAGTAGTAAAGACACGATAGTACATTATGAAAATGTTTTTGTGCCTAAGACACGATTAGAAACACGAATAGAATACAAGATACATAGAGACACTATAAGACTTGAAACAAGAGTAGAAGTAGAAAGAGCAAAAGCAAGTAAACAACCTAACTATCTTTTATGGGTGTTTTTAATCGTTCTTGTTTTAGCGGCTTTACAGTTGTTTAAGAAATTTATATGAGTATAAACAAACGTTATAGACTAAGTCCTGATGAAGCAGAAATATTGTTTCGTTATAGAGGTTTAAAAGCAGCTTCAGAAGAAGCAGGTGTAGATGTCAATAGCGTAAAACACGGTTGGCTTAAAACTAAACAAGCAAGTCTATTCTTTAAAAACCCACTACATAAAGACGAAGCAGAAAACAAACTTGAAGAACTAAGCAAAAAGCTTATAGAAGACTTAAAAGAGTTTGCACCTAAGTTTCCTAAGTTAGTACGCAAAGAAAAAACGAAAGATTATCTATTAGTAATTGATCCTGCAGACATTCACATAGGCAAACTTGCAGATAGTTTTGAAACAGGCGAAGACTATAACAATCAAATTGCCGTTAAACGTGTCAAAGAAGGCGTACAAGGCATTCTAAACAAAGCGCAAGGTTTTCCCATTGACAAGATTTTATTTATCGGTGGTAACGATATTCTACATATAGACACACCACACCGTACTACAACTTCTGGGACTCACCAGGACACGGATTCTATGTGGTATCGCAATTTCTTAATAGCCAAGCAACTCTATGTAGACATTTTGCTTCAGTTGATCGCAGTAGCAGACGTACATTTTACTTTTAACCCAAGTAATCACGATTACCAAACAGGTTTTTTTCTTGCAGACGTTATAAAAACGTACTTCAGAAACTGCAAAAATATAAGCTTCGACTGTTCAATAGCACATCGTAAAGGTTATAAATACGGACAAAATCTTATAGGCACTACACACGGAGACGGTGCAAAGCACCAAGATTTACCTTTGCTTATGGCTACAGAATTTCCTGTAGAATGGTCTGAAACTAAACACAGGTACGTCTATACGCACCACGTTCACCACAAAACAAGCAAAGACTATATAGGAGTAACCGTAGAATCTTTACGTTCTCCAAGTGGCTCAGATTCTTGGCACCACAAGAAAGGTTATTTGTCTTTAGCTGCAGTAGAAGGTTTTATTCATCACCGTGAAAACGGACAAGTAGCAAGACTTACACATTTATTTTAATTTTTTTTTGTAGTATTTACAATACTTACAGAGGTTTTTTGCATTTATTTTGTTAAAAACTTGCTTTTTATTGTTGATAATTGATTACTATTTTGTAGATTTGTGTATACAAAAACAAAAAAACA